TGCAGGCTCGTTGTACATCAATGCAGATCCAATAAGTGGTGCAAACCCTGTTTTAAAGTGTCCTGCGCCCTCTGCCAGTCCTTTGAGGGATAGCATCGCCGCAAGCCTATCCGCTGTACCGCTATTTGGCACAGAGGTTCCTAAAACATCCGAAGCCGCCTGGCTCTCAGGCATCATCATGCCCTGACCCTTGGCTACGTTTTTCTTGCCTGCAACCTGTTGGACAGCAGATTTGAACTGATCGGGCGTAAATACACCTTCATCAGCGCCCCTACGGGAAGCCGCAACCTCCAGTGGTTGGAACTCTCTAAACGCCTTGTGAGCTTGTTCTAGCTGTTTGGCTACCAAAGGGTTCTGGTCTTTTAATTCCTGCCGTAAACCCGATAAAACAGTTCTGTAGGCGTTTCCTAAGCCGTCCATACCCTGACTGTAGAAGTCATTGGATTTATTGCTCAAATACTTCTCAACCTCTCTATATTGATCCCCGCTCATAACCTTTTCATTCTGAATGTGGCCTGTGACATTCGTGGCTATATCGTTAGCCATCATCTTTTGTTGACCAGGTACGAGCTTAGCCATAGCTGAATCAGCAAGATTGCTCAAATGCTCGGAGGTTCTTTGACCTAATACGGGATGAATTGCATCCGAGAATGAGGCGTTTTGCAAGAATCCATCATAAGCATCACTGATCTTTTTACCAATAGTCTCAATCATCTTGTTGCCAACTGGAGCATCTTTGGTAAGCTTTAAGCCCAAATTAGATAGAACTTTATTGCCCACAGCCTTGTTAAAGTCCTCAAAAGAATTCTGAATTCCTTTACCAATCACAGATCCTGCAATCGGTAGACTGGTGAGCTTTTTCTCAAAGTTTTGTATTCCCTCTCCAATCATTGGGAAATTACTAGCCAATTGACCAGGCGTGAACTTGGTCATACCCATGTCTTTGAGTTGCTGAAGTCGAGCAGATACTTGAGGATTGGTCAGCATTTGACCTACCTTACCACCTGCAACGCCTAGGGCTGTAGACTCACCCAAATCAGCGATCTTCTCGCCAAGGATATCCATGTAGCTCTTGTTGGCTGTATCTGTAACTTGACCACCTAAGCCTTGAATAGCTGAAGGAATAGCGTATTTGAGTGCAGGTGACTTAGCAATTGCATTGGCAACCTGTGGAATCTTTGTGCCTAAAGTCTCGGGAATAGCCAAAGATGGTGCTATCTCACCCACCGTTTCCGCCGCAGATGCAGGATTAACGCCGAGAGTTGTTGGCACACTGCTCTTGGCATAGTTTGCGTTCTTCTCAAGCGCTTCCATTGGGCTTCGTATGTTTGCCCACTCAAGTGCCCCCGCAAGCGGTTTTAAGACGCCTTGCAGGCCTGATAAGCCCGATAGGATACCTGTGCTAACCCCAGAGGTCGGATAGAACTTATGGCCTGATTCTTCCTTGAACCGTGGGAAGTCATCCATCTTGACCTTTGGAGTTTCAGGCTCTTCGGTCTTGGTTTGCATAGATTTTAAATAAGCATCAGGATCAAACCCATCCTTTGGTGCGCTTTTGGGTTGGATACTGGCAAGATATGCATCAGGATTAAATTCAGCCATTATTTCACTCCATTAGCTTGAAGGATAGCTTTTGATCTTGGATCGTTTGGATTGGCTTTTGCCCAATCAACAGCTTGAGAATGTATATCAGCCTGACTTGCTTGTGGCCTTGGTGCTTGAATAGGAGCGTACTGCTTATTAGCCCTGTCTCTAGCCTGGTTCATTGATTTAACAATCGTATCTAAAGTTCTATCAAAAGCTTCTTTAGACATTGATGGATCAAGAGATCCATAAAGATTCATAATCTTTTTGCCCTCGGCATCAGACAACGAACCCATACCCCTCATGTTTTGGATGGCAGATGAGAACACGCTAGACTTTAGCCCTTCCATATCTTTTATAAAGTCATGCTGAGCAGAAGGAAAGATTTGTCTTGGATCATATGATGCCATTCCATTCATTCGACCAGGATGGTTTCTTATTGTGTTAACAGCATCAAGTGTATTTTGGGCAGTATCGTTTGCAAGAGATCTCTTGGCCTCAAGTTCTTTATTTTTAGCATCAATTGCTTGTTGCTCTTTGTTTTCAGCATCAGTCCTTCGCCACTGATTTTGATCTTTAGATTCTTGAATACGAGACTGGGTAAGAGCATTGGTTAATGCATGAGTTGCATTAGCTTGTGCAAGAGCCGCCGTCCTATCCAAATGAGAAGAGCTTGTGGTTAATAACTGTTCTGCCAATTTATTTGCATCTTCATCTTTAATAAGCCCTGCTTTATAACGATCAGCAAATAAAATAGCTTGTTCTTTAAATGGACCATCCAAAGTGAGAGCCAACGCATCAAAAGGCGTACCCTCAGCACCCGTAGTAGGCAATAACCCCATTCTACGAAGATCTGAAGCGCCTTTGGCTGTTTCCATAAGCTCTTTAGGATCAAGACTATATAGCTGAGCAGATGCCTGCTTATTAAAGCCTGTTGTTCCGTCAGGATTCTTAAATAAATTGTCTCTGGCTGTTTGTATTTGATTCTTGCGTGTCTCTTCAGGAATCATTGACAAATACTTTTGATCCCCAGTTACAGCGCCTAAACGCTGTGCAATTTGAGGATTAAATACGCTCTTCTCTAATCCGTTTTCATCTTTAATTGTTGTATAAAGCTGTGGCAATAAGGCCTTAACATCAGCATCTTTTTGAGCGGATATTCTGCTTTGCAATAAACCAAGTCTGGCTTGAGCCATTGGTATTTTATTTTTATCTTGCTCAGCTTGGTACTCGCCCATAGCGCCTGCGGCGTTACCCAAGGACTCACCAAAAGATCCAGATTTAGTTGGGGCTAAAAACCCCGCCGCAATCTTAAACCAAGGAGTTCCGCTACCCTTTTGAGCCAACAGTTCATCAAGATCAGACATTTGCTTGTTAAGCATAACCTGTTCTTTGGACTGACCACCAACACTTGATAGTGGAGCAGTAATATCAGAATTGTCTGATGCGCTAGATAAAGGTGTTTCTAATGCCATTATTTATTCCTTAATTATTAGCAAGATGGAATTGGATTACCATTTGCATCAGTCAACACTCCAGGATCTTGACTAACAGTTGTATTCAATCCACTTGATGTGTAAACTGGATTTCCATTTGCATCAGTTAAAACTTGAGCGGTTCCTGCACCAGTAGAAGGAGTTGAAGAAAAGAAGTTTGAAAGAGAAGCGATACCGCATTTGCCCAAAACACCTTGTGCAAGAGATCCAAGACCTGCAACCTGTGAAAGAGGTGAAGATGCATATGCACCAGGAATTGGTGCAGTCTTGATACAGCTTGTTGCTGTAGGCATTGTGAACCCTCTGAGAACGCAAGATTCCGCTTTTGCAACAGATAATGGATACAAAGCTTTATTTTGAGCAATTGTGTATTGACACTGACCAAGTTTTGCAAGATTAGATGTGCAAGCAATACCAAGGTTAGATTGAACATTCGCCAAGCAACCAAGCAATTTACCTGCATTGAGTTGGTTAGCTGTCTGAGCCTTGGCTGTACAAATAGCTTGTGTATAGCCTGTTTTAAGCGCACACGCTTGTTGTCCTGTAATACCTAGGTCAGCGTTAGCCAGTACCTGTCCAAGCGCTCCTGCACCCCTTTGTGAGCCAAATTGACCGCTTCCTACAATACCTGCTGTTGCTTGAGGTGCTAGGTTCTGAGCAATATTAGCTTGACCCAAGTTACCAATAGCATTAACTACGCACTTGGTATAAGGGTTCATGTAGTTCTGAGCCATCTGGGATATGCAAGAACCTGCAACTCCCGCCGCTGTCCCTGTTGCGGCGTTCAGCGTGGGCTGATAATTACCTGCATTTTGAGATGCTTGGCAAAATGCCTGTGTCTGCAACCCTTGCGCTTGTATCGGGCCTGCCGTAGTTGCACTAGCTCCCCCTGACTGTGATTGTTTGGCAAGGTTGTTGAGGTAGCACATATAAAACGCAGGAGCGGTTGTTGCCGTCTTTTGCGTAGTAGTGATAGGCGCTAAAGCACCACCCTGTAAAACAGAACCAGATGTCGCTCCACTAGCCTGTCCTAAGCACGCAGGTGCAGGATTTAAATTGGACGCTGTGGTCGCCGTAGGTGTTGCAGTATTTACTGATGAGAGTGCCATTATTTACCTTCCATGTATGACAAAGGACTCTTAGCCTTTGGTGGGATTTTATTTATAGATGCTGATCTTTTGTGTTCACGAATAGCCTCACGCATCTCGTCAAGCTTCTTAGCCCCTTCTTTATTTGATCCACCACCTAAAGCGGTAACCAAAGATGCAGGGAATACGAACTCGCCATCAGCAATCATCGCATTAATGTGTCCACCCTCGGAGTGATTCTCATAGTGCTTATGTGGGAATTGGTTCATAAAGTGGTGCAAAGACTCAGCCCCTGCCTTGTTAGAACCGTCTCCAAGAGCGGCGACAATGTCGGCATCCATAACGTAGTCCCCATCCTTTAAAACCGCAGGGATGTCGTCTGATTGGCCTGTACCACGCCCTTGGGCATAGTGTCCAGTAATGCCAGTCACAAATTCAGGTTTATGTGTGTGCGCCAATCCACCCTCCTTAAATCCAGTTGTTCTTTGCATATAAGGGAATACACCCCCGCTAGGCATAGCAGATCCAGTAATTAGATTAGGAGTTGTTGTCGCTCCTAAAATTTCTGAACTTGGGTTATAAAGCTGATTTTGCTGTGCAGGCGTAAGACCTGTCGTTGCAAGTGGCGATAAAAATGTTCCCGAACCACTTGATGTACCCGTAAATAAACCCGTTGGAGTCAAGGGAGAGCTTGGAGCGCTACTGTAATTATTGGTAACCGATTGAGTTGGAGTAGTAGGATTTGCAGAATAAGACTTTGAATTCAAGGGTGTTGATGTTGGAGCCAACATCTGTTTTACCCCTTGATTAATCCCTTGTTGAACTAACTTTTGTTGTAATCCACTTGGTAATCCAGAAGATGCAGATCCAGGCACAGTTGCATCAGCACCTGTTGATGTTGTGTACTGACACAAAGCACCATTAAGCGTGTTTGCAGGAGTTGTTGGAGTTAAAGCATTACCAGAAGTTAAATTAGTTGTAGTTGCTTGAGGAGCGGTATAAGGGCTTCCATCAGCATTAACTGGTTGCTGAGTAATGGAGTCTTGAAAACCAGTGGGCGAGTTAGCGCTTGCCTCAAGAGCATTTCCTTCAGAAGTTACGGTTGATGTTGCGCCAGTAGGAACTGAGTCTGTGGCTGAGCTAACAACTTGTGTTGCGCCATCAACAGCCGCCGCACTTCCTACGGCTTCACCAGTACCGAAAGTACCAACTGTCGCCGCATCTGTGCCAAGTCCTGCTCCTGCATCAATTAGCGTGGGACCAACTACATCTGTAGCCGCCACCGCCGCAGGCGCACTATCAGCCACTGCCCCCAATAACGCATCAAAGCCCATAACTTACTCCATAATTATCGAATACGTCTTCTCAAAATACTTTGCACCCATTCTTTCTAAGATAGGTCCGTAGTCCAAAAATGGTTTAACGTGAAATAAGATCCTCATTGGATTCCTCTTCTTTATCTCTTCCGTTGTCCACCTCAAAAACTGAATCCCTGTAAACCCCTTCCTGTAATCAGGATGAATGTACAAAACATCCGAACTGGCTGTAATACTATCTTTATAGTGCAGGTGTGAGAAAACAAACCACACCGAATATCCAACCAGTTTCCCATCATCTCTTACACCGTGCACCTCAATCATGTCTTGCTCGTGCATACTTGCGTACTTTTCAGTGTTCGGATTAAATTTAATTACATCTTGTCGTTCTGCGATTTCTTTGTAATGTAATTTGAATAAATCCTGCGCCTCATAAAAAAAAGAACGTCCCTCCTCTTTTTTAAACTCAATCATTGTGTCTCCTATACCCTAGCCTCCAACTGATATTGTGGATTTGTTGATTTTTTCATATCCACACCGTTTGCATGAAGGGCTGTCATTATGTCGTGTTGTGGCCCCAGATTCATGTAAATTAGATCAATCTTATTTGTCTTAAGCATTGTCACAAAATAGTGAATTGCCTCCATCAAAGCAAGTGGAGCATCAGCGCTCACGAAAAACACCTTAGCAACATCTCTGTTAAGCATTTGTATATACATCAGCGTATTTGTGTGTTGCATGATCTTTGTACCAGGCAACATAATAGCTTTATGCATTAACTTAATGGCAATATTTGGATTAATCCCATGCTTTTGGGCTGATGACGCAATAATTTCGGATGCTTTCATATTAATAAACACTCTGTTGATTTTGCGATATGGACATTATCCCTACCAATTGTTGCGCCCAGTCTTGCCAAGTTTCAAATCCTCTTGGATCAGGTATTGCACTTTGAACAAAATACCCAATACCCTGCATCCCAGAAGCCCAATCTCTCCACTTCTCCTCTGGTACAGTACCCAGTTGATTAGACGCAAATTGTTGAGCCATCGAAGCACACCAGTAATCCCAAGTCATACCACGGGGGTCGTATGTGGTCGTCATTATGGATTACCCGTTGAACGCTCATCACCCATATCCACGCTCATAACGCAATTACCCAACTGATAATTGCCGTTAAAGTCATTACTGATGATGCGAAGTCTCATTTCTCGTCTTTGTTCTTTCATGTCAATCTTGAGTGTAGACGAGGTAAACGTATAGGGAACAGAATCTACGTCCGTTCCATCAGCATAGCCTTTACCCGTCACAATCAAAGACATTGTTCCCGATTGTACAAAGTCAGGCTCAAATCTCTCTAATCTGATCCACTTATTATCGTTAATCAGTTGTTGTTGACCCAGTCCACCACCAACCCATCCGAGGGAGTTTGTCTCAAAGTATGAGTTGATAGCATCTACGTTGGTCAAATAAACCTGATCCGTCCCAGTTTCGTGTTGCCAAAGGGTGTAAAACTGGTTCATAGTGACCGTAATTGTCAGACCAGTACCGCTAGAAGGAGATCTGGCAACAGTACTTAGTGTTCCAGATAAAGCGTTTTGATATGAGCCACCATTTGCAATAGTGAGTCCAGTGACTGGCCCTGTGCCCCCTCCACCAGAGATACTTGATACCGTAAATACAGCAGGGCTACCCGCTCCACCTTTTAAAGTAACTACGTCACCAACAGCGTAAGTTGTACCACCACTGACAATACTTTCTGCGGTTACTTGGTAGGCTGTAGGGGTGTTTTGTGCCCAAATAGGGTATCTAAATACCTCTGAGAACACTCCTGCTGATCTTTGTGCGCCTAGTGCTTGACCTGCGTCATACCAGGTTTGTTCACGGACGTTATAGATGATCGCATCCGTGCACTCAGTTGCGGAACCCTTTGGATAGAACCACCAAATCTCTCCCCAACGAGTAATCTTAGTTGCCCAAACCTTTTGCCTCTGATCTGTATTAATGTTGTCAAAGAAGTAGTTGATGTTGACATTGTTGGGTATCTCCTGAACCACACCGTTGTAAGATAAGAACCTATCCACACCAACCCAGTAATAAATGCCATCGTACTCAACCACGGAGTTAGATGACATGATTGTGGTGGCTGTAGAGATAATGTCATATCTCCAGTACAGCGTAGAAGTGCCTACAGTCTGCGGAGAATAAGTTACCCTGGTCAACTGATCCAAAGACCAGAAAAGCCCCGCAGGAGACGTTGTACCGCCTCTAAGTGGCATTCCCTTGACAACTTTAGTTCCAGATACGTTATTGGCGTTGGCATCAGATCCAACCCAGTTATTAAAGTTGCCTGCTGAACAGTTCTGGATAAGACCATTGTTACCGTAAACAAATAGGTAGGGATAGAGCATACACGCCCCACCGCTCACAGATATGTTGTTGTTAAAGGTAAAAGTGGTGGATGATGATCCAGTAATGGCATTGTTAACAGTTACAGTGGTATTTCCACCAGAAACCACTACAGCAGTCACCACAGTATTCGCAGATACTCCAGTTCCAGTCACCGTTTGATTAACGCCAATCAGATAGTTAGAACCAGTGATAACAATCGTTTCGGCATTAGGCGTACCAGGCGTTCCAGTAGCTGTAAACACGCCAACTTGACTCATTGCACCGTAAGGGAAAGTACCTAGTAAAACAGGTGTATTAACTGTATTGTCAATGTCAGCCAAGTTTTGACCTGGGTGAGCAATCAGGTTCAGATTACCCGTACCGTTGGGGTCATAACCAATATCAAACTGCCATAAATTGTTGGCACTGGCAGTAAAGTTATTTAGCGTGATGGAGGTTGGACCATACCCAACACCATCATCATTATCTGTCTGCCAACCCTCTAAAAAGCTTTGGCTACCAGAGTAAACATAGTTGATGCCGTTTTGGGACTGCATAACCATCCCACGGCTAATCTCAGGAGCGTTAAGGAATATTGCCTTATAACCACCCATTTTCCTAGGTAATTTACGCTGAAAACGAACCCATTGACCGTCCACAAACGAGGGAGCGGCGAACTGAGTCCCGTCCCGCTGAATACCAGGATTGATGGCTAGGAGTGCAACCTTTAAGGTCAAAATGCACCTCCAACAATACCGATAGGCGCTTGGATGCCAGTTGAGGCAAATAAGACAGATTCAGTACCTGCCAAAGTAATTGCGACTTGACCAGTACCAGGTAAATAAATACCCGTATTTGTATTGCCAGAGAATGTAATAGATGGTGTACCTGCGGAACCAACTGGGAAGGCTGTAATCGTTACAGTTCCACTGGTCACGCTGTTGGCGTTATAGACGTTCGTACCGTCACAAACAGCCATAACTGTATTACCTTGACCTACCGTAATCGTAGCCCCACCAGAGGCAGAAGTCTTAACAGTTAATGTATAAGATCCAGTCGTGTTATTGGTAATTGAATAAAGCTGAACCGTAGAAGGCACAATCACAGTCGTGTTAGCAGTCAATACACCAGAGTACTCTTGGATCGTATTAGATGCTTGAGACGAAGTTAATGTATAGGTGTATGGGCTTGATAGTCCAGTTAATGAAACAGCAAACTGGGTATAGGCAAAGCTGTTAGATCTTCCGTATCCGAATGTATCGTAGCCACTAGATCCGTTAGAAACAATAACAATAGACTCAGCCAATTGAAGCTGTTGGTTGGGGTTGCCGTCTATCGTATCTGAACCACTTGGCGATAGAGTAACAATTCCAGATCCGTTATTTTTAACAATAACAAACCAATTGTTTCCTACGCTAGATGCGGTTGGCAGGGTAATCGTTCCTGCACCAGAACTCCACACATAAAAGGAAGCTCTATTTTGAGGTGCAAGCGTTAGATTGGAATACTGAAGGGTAACGGGGTAGGCGCTGTTTAGAGTTGGCCCAATAGCCGTTAAACCGTATCCTGCTAGGGTTGAGGCACTGGCTGAGGATGTACCCACACCCATTGCGATATTAGCCCAAGTACCTGCCACAGTCGTGTTATCAGTTACATAAATGTAATAGGTATTAACTGTCGCTGTCGTTGGTGCAACAGGTATGTTAATGATCGTACCGCCTTGGCTATCAGTAACTGTAAAAGCATACTGACCAGAGGTTCCTACGTTACGAACAATAATAGCCTGGCCTACAGATACTTGAGTTGCAGGGGGCATTGCAACTGTCAGACCTGAAGCCGTGGCTGTAATTTCGGTAATATTTGCCGCTATATTGCTTGTCTCTGTACCGTTAATAGGCCACTCTAAAGCAACGCTTTGGCTAATAGTTAAAGACTCATATGCAACCTGAGAAGGAGATATAGTCTGTCCAGTAAATGGATTTACATATGTAGTCATTAAGAATCCTTAGCGATAGTCTGACGATCACCCATACGCAGATCATCTTCAGTTTTAAGTGTAGAAAGTGATTTATCAAACATAGCCTGCCAAGTGGGTATCCTTGCATCATTCTTTAAGAATGGGGTCATCTGTAGTAAAGTACCAAAAAGCATGGCATTTGGAGCGTTTTGAGTTAACCAGTTAGTCTGATTAGTGCTTGATAAAGGCTGAATACGCTCATAAAACAATACCTCGAACTGATAGGATTGATCAGGCGTAGGAGCTATATACCAATGCTCATAATCATAATCAGCGTAATAAACAGGGGGGCTTGTCTCTGTATTGTTAGGCCAATAACTGGTCAAATACTCGTATTTTCTTAAGTAGATCGGTTGTTTTGCGCCAGATGCATCAATGTATTTAAGTGATACTGTTTTGCGCCACCGTGCAGGCTTAGGAATAACGGGGTTTCCTGAAACCATTGTGCTTTGTGCAACATTTAACTGGCCTAATGTCTTGATTTCCTGAGCAATTTCAAATTCGCAAAGGGAAATAGCAACAGGCACTTGATTAACAACTGCTTGATCATTCCTCTCTAAGTACTCATAAATGGTACTTACAAGGCTGTCATAAGTCATCACCCAACTTGGAGTTGAGCTTATGGATGAGATTGTCATTGCGCCCCCTAATATACGCCTATTTTAGATAGTATCGGGGGAAATGTCACCCCAGTACTTGTTCTGTCTGGTGCATGACAACAATTCTTTGCTCAGCACCAAACAAACCACCATTAATTACTTTGGTCAGACCGTTGTAGTCCTTGGCCTGCGCCAGTCTGTTACACCCGTGAGTTGACCAGAACCATCCCCCAATCGGAGCCGCCCACTTAGGTGTTCTAGCCCAATCTGGATTTGCCACCAAATCAATCCCCAAAGCCTTACCCGCATGATAAAAGTTGTCATGCCCAGTCAATTGGCAGATCGCTGAGCCTCTGAACCTCCACCCGTCACCAGAAGCTTCATCCCGATTTCCCATACGAAGTTGGTAAATGTGGTTTGCTATTTTTTCAGGCTTGTGGGCGTACTTCATAGCCTCGTCCATCGTTGGGAATCGCTTAGGCCACAGTTGCATGAGAGTCTCAGGACGGTAGTTCAGGTTCTCTTCTAAGCTTCTGAAGTGGTTGGATTCGTAGCTGAACTGCCCAATGAAGCAGGCTTGCTCCTCAGTTGTGTCAATATTGAAGTTTTTGAACGTCATGTTCAGCGGATCTACCCACTCAGCATTAATACCCAATTTATGAAGTTGATCAGCGGTAATCATTTGACCCCCTTGTTAACCAATTCTCTTACTTCGTTGTATTGCTTGATACAGGCGTTGAGGGAGAGGATGGCTGTGTCACCGTCTGAGGCGATGCCGATAAGCTCTTTGACAGTCTGTCGCTCAGATTCGGACTCATTGGCTGTATTTGCTGATTGAGTGGTGGAACCTGAACTGGCTGATACACCACAGGAAGTCTGAGGTAACCGCAACTTGCCAGAGTCAGCGTCAGCATTAAGACTAAATTTTTTGGATTGAACATCATCTTTGGCCTTCTTTAAAGCATTGTTAGCAACTACTAACTTTTTAGCATACTCAGCTTCTTTTGCACGAGCTTCAGTGTTTAAACGGGTAATTTCAGCTTGATCTTCGTCTACTCGTTGTTGATAGCCTGCATGGTGCTCATAGCCACCAAACCCGATTACAGCCAAAGCAACCCCTATCCATACATAGATGTTAAACACGAGTGCTCTCCCTTGCCTGAGCCGTTCTCATGCGTTCTTCATCACCTTCTAAGACGGGTGGTCCTGCGGGTGGGGGAGGAGGAGTCCAATTTGGGCTAGATCCACCGCCTGACATCATAACTATTGGAGCAGGTGGGGGAGGTGGAGGCGCTACATAAGCATCTTTACCTGCCTTGACGTTGTTCATCATAGCTGTAGCCTCGTTGGTTAATCCCTTGGTCAAAATGCCTCCAATACCGCCCACAATGAGTAGGACGATGTCGTTGAGCATCTTGGTGTAGGCTTGGTCAATAGGAGCCATTTGTTTGATAGGCTGAGTGACAAAGGTCACCGAATACAGCAAAGCAAAGGTGATGAACGCAAATATCAGCGTTACCACAATAACAACAAATGCCCGTACACGGACATCTATTTCATCGGCACTGAGCCTGGGTTGTTTGTTGCTGTTGGACAACCACTTGAGCAGTATTTCCTTCAATTTTCTTCTCCAGTAAAGGGGCAATTAGATATTCTGGGCAAGTTTGATCAAACTCACAGCGAGGCTTTTGGCATTGGGAGGCACCAAAGTTATCAGGGTTTTGGCAAAAATAACGATAAGAGTCACCGCATCCTGCCAACAATAAAATCAATACAGCGCATATTCTCATTCTTCCCTCTTTTCCTTTTCACGCTCAAGTTCTTTTTTAAGCTTTTCAATCCTCTTGAGATCATTGGCAATTAATATCCGCTCCTGATGGATGTCCATGTAGATAAACCCAATCACAGGCAATACCAGAACGAATAACAGCGCTAAGATAATGATGGTGATTACATACCCCCATGACTCACTCGATTTATTGCCCACATTAAACCCATGAAGTATATTGCCACGAATATTACTGCTATCGTAGATGCTGTTTTGAACCAGATCCTCTCAGCTATCTCTCGTTGCTCAGCTTCAATCTGCCTTCTTTTCTTAAACTGCGCCTGCCTAGCAATAGCCTGCTCATTCGCTATTGTGCCTAGCATCTTGTTAACTCGTGTATACAAATCTTTTAATTCTGGGGGCACTTGGTATACCATATACTCCCTTAGTTCTACACTCATCTCCTCCATTCTGGTCATTGCCAGAACTCGGTTAATCGCTTTTTCTGCCTGGTCACCCGTTGGATCGTAGACAGTCTTGGACAACATCTCTTCTTCTTCAATGTGATTCTTTAGTGCGTTGTACGCTTTAAAGAACGCTGTCAAATTCTTACCAATCTCAGAGTAAATTGCTGTTGGATCAAATTCCTCGGCCTTTTTTGCAGTTTTTCTGCGTTTTTCCTCATTAAATTCACTGTTTGGATGAATATCGGCTAAGGTTTTGGGCTTTGCAGGAGCAAACAAATTCTTGAGAAAACCAAGTATGCCTGTGACTTCTTTGCCAATCGCCTTGACCTCGTTAGCTGTCTTGACAACATCTTTAACCAGGGCTTGTCCTTCTCTGAACATTTCACATCCCTGCTTAATGGCTTTGAAGGCGACATTTGCGGCGGCGATGAGGGTGAAAGGGTCAATCTCAAACTCCGAATATCTTCTTTATAAATTCAGCCGCAACCCCTGGCCCGAGAAGGATACAGAGCATGACACCGTAGAGCAAATACTCTATCTTGGTCATGCGCTTTTCACCAGTGGATAGCGATTGATGGATATTTTGATACCTCTCGGCACAAATAGCCTCATGAACCGCTAACCTTTTGTCAATATCGGCATCCATCACTTACTCGCAGGTTGGCAAGTAAACGCCTCTGGAGCTACTGTAGCTATGACAGATGATTCCGTGGTCGTTACAGTCTCTACAACGGGGGTAGATTCAGCATCTGCAATAGGGGAGGTAGCCAAATCGGGTACAGGATCACTATCAACAGTATCAGTGACGATATCAGGTGTTTCATTTGTAGGCTCTGAATCAGGAACAATAGGAGCGAAAGTTGTAGGCTCACCAATTGGTTCTGGCTTTGGACCTGGTACCGCATCTGTTGGAGGAGCATAACGCTTCTCAAGGAAATCCATAAACTTTAGGATTTCATCCATAACTTCAGTATCAAAGTCTTTCAGGTGATGTTCACGAATATCCTTGAGAAATTGCATATAGCCCTCTTAAACGGTTGGTGTTGCTACGGTTTCTACAACAGATGCCTCTTGTACAACAGGCAACTGAGCATTGAGTTGAGCTTCGATCTTTTTCATCAAAGGCCAAGCATTTGATTGAGTTGGTAATTGACCTAAAACATTCATGATGTCTTTAATTTCAGCGTCAAATAGTTCAAGATTAATTGCGTTCATAGTCATCCTATTTTTTATTCCGTTGGGTTCGGGGCAACGGCTTCCCCAATCGTAATTGTAGATGTGCTTCGGTCAATTGTCATCTCTCCTTCGCAGGCAATATTCCAGTCCTCCCCCGCCCTTTCTGAGTAAGATGGGACGTTGATTTTGACGTGCTTGCAAAGATACTCTTGGGTAGCATCAAACACCCTCCAAACGTGCTCTACAGTACCCCTTCCAGGCATTCCTCTGGACTTGTTAAACCTGATGGAGTACTTCATACCACCACCACTGGTTGTTGTTGTACGCCAACATTAAAATGGATGAATTTCAGTGGTTCATCACCGCCGTGTCTGGTAAAGCTGTGAGGTACCCAAGCATTGGTGAAAAACAGTGTCCCCTTCCTTACTGGAAAGAGTAGTTTATTAGATGCGTAAGTGACTTTGTTTACGTCAGCTTCTGGCAGTTGGGTTAGGTGCTTAACCTCCCTAGAATCAGTGATAACAATACTGGAAGCCTTCTCTGGCTCATTCAGAAAGTAAAAACCAACAATTTGATTTCCTTCTCCGTGGGCGTGATCTTCCATCCCTGAGAACTTGTAGTGCTGTTGTCCCCACATAGATTGGAAATAAGTGATCTTGTCATCCATCTTATAGCCTTGGGAATTAAGAATATTCCAAGCTGTGGTGGCAATGTATCCCGCTAAATCTTTAACCCTTGGATCTAGATATAAGTTGTCAGTCATCTTGACTGGGTACAACTCATTAACGGGTTCTGTATTCCTTGCTATTGCCTCATCAAACGCCAATAAAGCGCCATCAACAAACTCAGGCTTTGAAATACTATATACCGCAGTAGCGAAATATATGGCTGTATCTAAATTATCCATACCGTTCTCCTATTTATTGTACGGATAAGTATACTTTAACTTTCAGTTAGTACTTGCCTTCAGCAAAGACATTTACGAATACAGTATTGTCTTCCAGTGCCTCAATCTCGTGCCATTCATTGGCTACTAAATTAATAGGCTGAGTATCTTTATTCATGACCAAAGATCTATTTTCTTTACGAACAATGCAAGATCCTGCGTGACACATTGTTGCATGAGCAAACCTATGTTCATGCTTTGGCAATCCTTCGCCTTTATTAGCATGAAATATATTAAGTGTCGCACCATCATAAGTTAATGAATGATAAGGAGCTATTCTTATGGTTTCACTCATATAGTTTGTGTCCCAGTTGTTGTTGTTTTTGTCTTAGGTAGCTTAGGCCAAGCATCCCAAGTTAAATATGAAGTTAATCCGCACCAAGTAAGATATTGTTGCTGAATAGTATTTTGCAGACTCAACGCAGAAGTAAGTCCAGTTGCTGACAACCAGTCACCGTTAGGTACGTTCAATTCTTGATAAACAATATCTGTATTGGGCTGTTCAGTTTGAAGTGTGCAGTTATGCCACTGAATACCACCTTCGACAACTAATTCTTTTTGAACACAAAAATATCCAGAGTTCATTTGCTGTGTAAGCCAAGCATTAGCATTTGTTGTTAATAATGTTTGTGCATTATCAGATGTACCAATACTAAATACGCCGGTATATCCTGCGGCTTGACCTGCATCAATAGTTGCTTGGCTATCACAAACATAATCAACAGTCTGATTTACTAAATCATTTACTACATAAATGGTTGTCATGATACGCTTCCCCAAACATTTCCTGTTGTTATATAAGTGAGTGTATGTCCGTTCTTACTAATTGCGGCTCCACCTGAAGCTCCTATAGTCGAACCTCCATTAGGTGCTCTTCCTCCTGATGCGCCCCATCCTCCACCACCTCCACTACCATCCGTACCGCCTCCATTATTGCCCCCTCCATTTGAAGATCCACCATTTCCTCCAGTGTAGTTATAAAAGGTAACATGATAAAGAGCACCGCCACCACCACCTGCGCCACCACCAAAGCCACCTGCGGAAGTGCCAGAACCTCCAGAACCCCCAGAACCAGGTAATTGTCTACCACCTCCACCTCCAGCCCCGTAATAAACACAAGTACAACTCCCACAACAAAAATACTTATAATAGCTTCCATTACCACCCGCTGAACCAATGCTTCCACCACCCCCTGGACTAGAACAATTAAGACCAGCGCCGCCACTACCACCACCTGCGCCACCACCACCTCCCGAACCTTGACCGCCTGCACCTCCACCGCCTCCCGCAATATAACTATTGTTGGTTATAGAAGTATCAAACCCTAATGATAATGCAGGCCCTCCTGCGGTGGCATTTATTGACGTACCGCCATTAACACCGATAGAACCAATACCACCACAACCAATAATATATCCGTTATTAACAAGAGTTAACGTATCTCCAGTTGTTCCACCAGTGAGTGTTAGTCCATAATTACCTGTACTAGATGCCCATAAATAAACGCCACTGTTGACAGTTACAGTAACTATAGTTTTACCTGCTACATATCCAGTAATAGTGGATATATTTAAAGAAGCATTGGATGTGGATGTAGTGAATGTGTATGAGGCAAGAGCAGGTCCACCCGCAGTAAGACCAAACCCTTTTCCAGACATTCCGCCTCTTGTAATAATTGTTGGCATTTAAATCTCCTGAGCACCAATAACTATTGGTTGTTTCATAACTATTGGTCTTCCGTTTGGATACCATTTATCAGATATTCTTATCTTTGAATCTTGAACGCCTTGTTCACTTGCGGCTTGCATTAACTTGCCATAATTATCTGGATCATCTTCTCTATCTTTGATAATATTTGTGAGCAGTTCACCGCAAAATAATTCAAATTCACGATTATTCAAATCTAAATTATGTGGATTCTCATAAACATCATAATCAAAGTCAAAACGGCTCATAATATATCCGTCTTCAACATATTTCATGATGCCAGATGCACCAAATTCCAAGATTACATCTTTGTATTTTCCAGTAAGTATCTGTGCTCTATTTTGAAATAAATTCAGATCTGAATATTCGTAGATGTAATCTATGTTATTTTTCATATGTTATTTGAATTGTGTTACCGATGCCAATACAGTATAGGTTGCACTTGCTGTCTTGATAATCGTGTACGTATAGACATCAATACCTGACGCATTACCAGAGGTTGGTGCAGATCCTCCCTGCCACTTAGTCGTTACTCCAGATGAAGATCCATCAATTGTGAGCGTACCGTTCATGTAGTAAGCCGTAGATCCTTGGGTCGCTAGTATAGCAATAGTTGCAGACTGCCCAGTAGCCAAAGCCGTATTCATGGTTGTACCAGAGCTAAATGCCAAGTTTTGAGTCCAGTTGGCACTTGCGTTGGATGAATAGTACTGTACAGCGCCAGTGTTGTAATAGGCTGTAGGCGTAGAGTTAATAGCACCCGCAGTTGTATTTACAGTCTCAGCGGCGTTGGCTAAAACAGAAGCAAAAGTAGATGTTGATCCACTGAAAGTTTGAGTAGCTGTCCATGAATTAGCAGTACTCAATGAAACTGTGGATAAAGTACCAGAAGTTGGGAACGTAACAGATGTATTGGCTGTTAAAGTTCCTGTAAATGTATATGCGCCTGAGAATGTGACGTTTCCGCCAATAGTTACGGTACTAGATCCGTTATTAACACCAGTACCACCATAAGTACCAGACAATGTAGCACTTGAAGCAAATAATCCAGATGAGTTATTAGTTACAACGCCTGCTGTATTGAAGGCTGAATTGGTAATTGATGTAGAAGCAGTAAGTGTAGAAAAAGATCCGCTTGTCGCCGCTTTAGTAGCCAATACCTGAACAGTACCGCCATTATCCTTATAGAACAACTTACCATCCGTATAGTTCAGCGCCAACTCAGCACCAGTAGATCCGCTTGTTAAATTGGATGCTGATGGTACGTTAGTGGTCGTTCCACTAGCGTAAATTAGTATTGGGGTATATCCACTTTGTGCCATGTTAAATTCCTTTTCTCAATTTTATCTTAGAACCCACCGCCTGCAACAGCACCCCATGTAGGAGACGCACTAGATCCTTGACTAATCATTACCTGACCTGCTGTACCGTATCCAGTTGTTCCAGTAGTTGCTGAGGATGTACCTAAATTAGTAGATAATCCAATTGCTCCACTTGCATTAATGACGTGAGCATTATTAGGTGTTGCTCCCCAAGGAAAATATAATTTATAACCATTTCCAGAGCCAACACTTATATCTCCATCATGACCAGAAAAATAAATTCCATTGTTAATACTGTAAAAATCAGCAAAAGTACCGCTTGCAGTAAATCCAGATGAATTCATTCCAAACTCACCATAATAAGATGAATCTGTTCCTAAATCATTACTTAAAACATAGTTTGTGGATGCACCAGAAGTATTTGATTTGTTTTGAATAACTGTCTGTAGATAGTTATTTGCAATCGTAGCACCAGAGGTAAATCCTGAATTACTCGCATTAAACGTCAAATTTGGCGTTGTGCTTGTAGTAGAGTTAACAATTAGTACGGGTACTGTTAAAACTGTTCCACTAAACGTAAATCCAGAATAAGAGGACAACGCTCCAGTTCCATTTCCGTAAGGAATATAGCCTGCTGTTAATGTAGTAAGACCAGTACCCCCGTTTGAAACTGCTAATGTGCCTGCAACAGTTACAGAACCAGAAGTTGCTGTTGATGGGGTAAGGCCAGTAGTTCCAAAAGAGATATTTGTAACACCACCAGAAACTGTTGCCCAAGAGGTATTTGTTCCATCTGTAGTCAGGTATTTACCTGAATTGCTTGTCTGACTTGGTGCAAGAGCGTTGAATGCGGCGTTGGCTGTCGTTTGTCCAGTTCCACCGTTTGCAATACCTAGAGTTTGAGTCCACTGAGGAGCAGATCCAGATGAACTTAAAAAATATCCAGATGTGCCAATACCAAGCTTAGATAAAGATGTACCACTTGCGTAGTATGTTATATCACCCGCTGTATAAGAAGATAATCCTGTACCACCATTTGCTATAGGTAAGGCAGTACCAGATAAGGTAATTGCAAAAGTACCGCTAGAAGTAATTGTTGATGGCGTAACCGATAAGAATGAAGGAACCGTCATGCCGACAGAAGTTACTGTTCCAGATGTTCCATTAGATGCAGAAGTAATTTGACCTTGAGCATTAACTGTCAAATTTGCATTTGTATAGCTACCCGCAGTTACCGCAGTATTTGAAAGAGCAATAGTTCCAGAAGAGGTGATAGTGCCTCCACTAAGACCAGTTCCCGCTGTAATTGATGTAACCGTACCGCCACCAGAAGCGCTAACTTGCTGAAGCACAAAAGCTGTTGTTGCAAGCTGAGTAGTATTTGTATTTAATGCGGCGGTAGGAGCAAGAGGAACTCCTGTAAAAGTAGGACTTGCACTTAAAACAACACTGCCAGTTCCAGTAGATGTTGTTGTAGCTGTTCCTCCATTGGCAACTGGCAAAATTCCAGTGACTCCAGAAGTAAGAGGCAATCCAGTTGCATTGGTAAGTACACCAGATGTAGGCGTACCGAGTGCAGGAGTAACAAAGGTAGGGCTTGTAAGTGTTGCTCCAGAAGCCAGAACAACCGCTCCGCTACCAGTGGTAGAGGACAACCCAATTGTTGGGTTACCGCCAGATCCACTGCCATTAGATATGGAAATACCAGTACCTGCTGTCAAGGTCACTGGAGTGGCTGTAGATCCTCCTGCAATTGCAAGTAAACCAGTGCCAGAACTTGACGCAATATTGGACATGAAACTGTTAAGAGAAATCGTTGGATTTCCCGAAGTTCCATCTGGATTTGTAATTGTTATCCCAGACCCCGCCGTCAATGAGACAGCAGTCATGGTATTTGTGCCAGTCTTTACTTGTATACCATTACTCGTACCAGTAAGGGCTAAAGGAGCGCCTGTAAGCGATAGAACATAATTTGAACCCGCTCCATTGTCAGTGCCAATTAAACCGCTTCCTGCCCCTATATAACGTGAATTAGCTAGGGTTGATGTCTGATTGGTAATCGTCAGGAAAGTCTGTGTCAAAGTAGGGGAACTGGCAATCTGCCCCACAGTCGTTTGTGAGGTTACGCCGTTTTGTACGATGGGCACAATCTCTGAGCCAGTCAGAGTTGATGCGGTAGGTAGTTGTGATATTTGTACTTGTGCCATTATGAGCCTATAACAATTTCGTCTTCATCACCATTGACCAGTCCTGGGGAAGATGTATTCGTACCAGTTGATAGTATAGAGTTGCTGTACTGTCCAGTGATCAACTGATTGTTCGGTACATTGAGCGCCAAATCAGGTCTTGGGAACCTTAAATTAATACGCTCAGTCTTCCTTGCAGGCAATCTGTATGGATCTTTCTCGTCCATACAACCCTCTTCACAAACCCTAAGACCTGGAAAGTTAACGTCTGCGTGCAAAGTAGAGAAGACACGCTTCATCTTACAGCGATCACATACCGCAATCGCTATACTTGCATACCCCTCAGTATCAAGGAACATTGGCATAGTTACCTCGTATAGACGCTGATATTAGGAGCCAAATAGATTGGCGATTTGTCTCTTTCCTCAAGCTCAGCCATTTGGAAGTACTTCTCAGCCTGTCCTTCAAGATACTGAATCCTAGGAATCTCAACTCCAGGTAACTCAATACTCATTTGGTGAGCCAACATAGACTGAATAGCCAACATCCACCGATCTGGTATTTCCAATTGGCTTGTTAAAGCCCCAACATCCATCACTTGGCGTGAATACCACACAGTTGCTTGAACAAAATATGTGCTTGGCACAGGCCACAAATAAAATGTAGGCTGTGGAATTGTTCGATCAAACCAGTACTGATAAGGCTGATTGGCTGTAAAGTTCTGATTAGGTAGGTTTGTGTAGTCATCTCTGTTCAAACGTGACATTTGAAGCAGTCTGGCATTGTTACCAAAGTAAAGTTCACGTAAAGATAGGGTTGTGCCACCAGTGGCAACCATTCTGTAGTACGGAACATTAAGTCCTGGGTCAATATCTTGCCAAACCCACTGAGAATCTGTCACTGCAACGCTTGTGCCAGTGTAAAGAGTAGTCCAATTAGTGCCATCAGCAGAGCCTTGGAAGGTGTAATTCCAAGATTGGCTACCTCCACCAGAGATATAGGGCATAAAGCCTATAGAACCAATGTAATTTGGGTTGCCAGTGCCGTAAAACACTGAAATATTGCCGTTTGCTGAGGTCTGTTGGCAATAAGTGTTGATATTATTGTCGTAAACATTAGCAACCATTCCCCCTGCGCTTGTTGTATAGCTACCAGAAGGCTGATTCATGGTGCGATACAGCGCATTTAAGATGTCATTGGCACCATTGGGCAGGGAATAAATGTATTGATCAGCGTTAAGCCCTAAAACTAGCTTATCTACCGCCCAGTACTGAATACCTTGGTTGATTAGGTTAGACAGAATGTAAAACAGGGACTCTTTAGCAGACTGTACCTGCTCATCCGTTAACTCTTCAGCAAGCTTACCCGCACGCCGAGCACCGTGATCTATCAATGTTTGGACATTGATGACTGTATTGCCAACGGTTCCTGAATATGACATTGATTACCACCCTGGGCATTTCCAACGCTTAAGAGATGCTTTTGCCCGTTCTGCATCACCTTTTGAATGACTTACTACACCAGACATACGGGCACAGAATGAATCTTTTCTGCTTCCACCTTGGGGCTGTGGAGCCTTTAGATGGGAACCCGTCTCTCTGTTGTACTTTTCCCTACCTTTGGCGGTTAATCCTGCGCCCTTAGATACTGGCAACTTCTCGCCCCTACCTACCGCAAGACTTGGACCGCCTTCCTTTTTCTTTACTGTTTTGGCTGACTCTCTGAACGCTTCAGCAGTTGGCGCACCTTTGCTACCAGGCTTACGCATATGTTCTTTAGAGCCGTGAGCAATACGCTCTTGTTTAGCGTGAATATTGGCATATAGTCCACCTTCTTTGAATTTTTTACCTTTATCAGCACTGGCAAAATCTTTGCCGACCTTTTGGGAAATTCCAACCTTCTTGGCGAAAGCGGGGCTGTGAGCCACCGCCTCCATCAAGTTGTGTTGAGCTTTAGACTTGCTAGGCATTATGCTTGTGACTCTTGCCAGTTGAGACGAGCCACAACAGTGTTTGAAGCACCTGCTGATAGCGTAGTGGCAACAATGTACAGAATGTCTGGTCCATCTGGATATTGACCTGATTGAGATGTTGGAACACTGTTAGATGTGCCACCACCGTTGGCAGAATTACCAATCGCAGAGATAGATGCTAAAGGATAACTGGTTTGACCAGAACTATTTGTATAGAAAGCCGCAATTGACTCACCACCTGAAATAGTCAATGTGTTGGTTGTATTAACCGCAATCTGAACCAAAGAACTGGTATTGGTACCGCCCTGAACAGGAGATACAAAAGAACCAGAGAATGCTCCAGAAGGTATACCGTTAAGAACCAATTGAATAAGATATGTTGTATTGGTAACAACAGCAATCTCGTTCAGTTGTAACTGTAAACGATTAATAACTTCTTTAATACCAAGCAATCCAACAGTACCATTATCAACAGATGGAGCCAAACGAATAGCCATAATTGGCACGTTAGCTGTGCTGTTAGGGCTAGTCAAAGCGGTCAACATACCGTAGTTGTAAATAGCAGATACGTCTTGATTAAATCCACCATCCATCACCACTGAAGAACCCCAGTGAGACAACATCGCCGCAGAATCAGGAGTCGCATATTCAACAGCCACAGGAGCAGTTGCAGAATATGTGAATGCCGTAGCCGCAGATCCACCAGTTGTACCACGAGTCAAACCAGTCAACTGTGGATAACCTGTTGATGAATTAGCCGCACTTGTTATTCCAGTGTATGTGAAATACTCAATAACACCAGATGTACCGCTACCAATAAATCTAGCAGTACCACCTGCGGGGTTAAATCCTGCTGTACTCAATACATTGATTGTTGTATCTGTAGATGCAACACTAGATGTAATTGATGTAATTGGTAATACACCATTTTGCTCATAATGAGATGGTAAATTACCAGATCTCATGTAAGCAGTGTAGTTTACGTTATTGTTTTGGAAGTTGTAGATGTAAGTAATCGAGCCACCAGTGGTTCTAATGCCAAATCTAGCTACACCTGCACCATACCAAGAGTAGTCAATGTAGAACATTTGTACTTTGGTGAGGTCAAGGTTGTATCCAGATGGGTTAGATGCTGATGAAGATCCATCTAATACGTCATACCAAGATGATTGAGGTACTTTTTGGTCAATAGTACGGGACACAATTGCATTTGCAATCGTAGTTCCACGATACTCAGGACTAATGTACATACTTGTATCACTTGCAATACTTAAAACACGATAAGATTGACCACGAATAACAATATAGTCACCCACAACCAATTGTGTAGTAAATTGAGTGCTTGAACCAGTAACTGCACCACTTCCATTGGTAACAGAAACTGTTCCAACTATTTGATTGATTGAGTTGCGATAAACCGCATACAGTGTTTGCCCATCATATTGGAAGAAAAGACCGTTTTGTTGATCAAAAAATCCAATCTTATTGCTTGCGCCGTACCAAGAATATGGACTTACGTGAATAAATCCACCCGTGGAAGTTGCAGGCGTTGCTGAGGGAACAATGTTATTCAGCGTTGTATAAGTAAAAGTTAATGCAGTAGGTACTGTTTTGACAACAAAAGTACCGTTATAAGCACTTTGATCAGCGCCAGTGACAACAATAACCGTGTTAACAGTCAAATTGTGCGGGAACTTGGTTGTAACAGTAACTGTTGCACTAGAAGATGTCAGTACTGGTTGCTGAAGCTGTGGCTTAAGAATTGTTCCAGTAGAGAATTGAATACCTTTACCTGATTGGTAACGGAAATATCTACGAGTTTGACGTTGCAACAATTGATTTGGTATTGAAGCGCCAACCGTAAAGTTTACAGATCCATCATAAGCGTGTGTATCAACATATCCCGCAGGACGAGCGTACAAATTGCTCTGACCCGCTGTATTAGCGATTGTGGTCGAAGGTGTACCGTTGATATTGGTGAACGTAAATGTCGTTGCTGTGGGCGTTGTAGCCACAATCTGAGGGCCATTTATCGTTGTCGCTGTGCTTGGTCCAGTCGTTCCAGTGATATAAATCAAAGAACCTGCTGATAAACCATGTGGATAAGTAGTTGTACAACTAATTGTTGAACCACTAAAAGTAAATGCTGTTGTACCAGTTAAGTTGTAAGCATAGTTGCTATACGTATAACCTAGGTAAACATAAGTAGAAGTAGCCGACCAACAAGTAGCTGTTGTGATTGGCTGAGCCATGTTTACAGTAATAGAAGTGGCTGTAGAACCGCCTCCAGAAGCCACCCAACCCCAACCATTAGCGTTAGGGTCAATTGCATCTTCAATGAAGATTGGAGAGCC